CCATGTCTTTCAATAGCTTTTGTGGCTGCATTAAGAAATAAATCCATATGCACCTCAAATAGTAAAGAAGCCTGTTGGGATTCCTGTATAACTTACAGAAGGTCTTTTAACAATATTATTATCGGTATTGTCATCGTTAGTCTGCATCTGAGACACAGATACACCACCAACCCAACCTTGACAATTTTGCAGGACAGGATTTGAGTAGGGATCTTTTAGATATAAAGTCAAAGCTTGCTTATATGATTCAGCAGCTTTAGAACCCTTAATACTAAAAATATCAACTTGCTCATCACCTCGCATACTTAGATTAAATAAGATGGATCTGGCAGCATCCATAGATGCTCGTGATACACTACCTGAATTCTTTTCCAAGAAATACTCATAAGTACTGTCTGGAAGGATTGGTAATGTAATATCAGTATCCGCAACTAAAACCCGGACTTTTTCAATATCATTTAATGTCATATTATCTCCTGTTTTAGTATCTATTTTAAAAGCTAATTCATAACTCTTAAAATAGAAGCCCCGAAGGGCTTCAGTCCAATATTAGTTGGAGCTAGTGAACTGTACGACAGCTTGAGGGCGACGTAGTAGGTTCAGGAAGTTAGATTCAGATTCAACTTCAATCTTGCTTCCCTTTTGGTCCTTATAGGTCCAGACATATGCTTGCTCACCGATAGTATTGACTAGGTCAAACTTAGAAGCAGGGCTGAAATATGTCTTGAAGGTATCCATTGTACCAGTAGGAATCATATAGGCTTCAGCATCAGGGATTAGGGCCTGACCACCTAGTGAACCACGGTACTCAATGAAACGAACACCAGCGTGATCAAAGATTTGATAACGACCAGAGCGATAACCATTGCGTTGACCTTCTTGAGTACTTGCGTAGAACTTGTAAGCTTCCTTGACGTTAGCTTGACGAGTTAGCTTGTTGAAGAAGGTAGTACCACATAGAACCACGAAGCCAGTAGCAACTTCACCAGACAATAGATTGTCTTGAATACTTGCAACACCTTCTTGGATCTTCTCGTTTACTTCAGTAGTAGCAGTACCTAGTACGCAGTCTACAGACTTACGAGTAACACCAAAGTCAGTGTAGAAGTTAGCAGTGACAGTACCGTTAGGAGCATACTGAGTACCGTTAACAATAGTCCATGCACGAGCACGTTCTAGGGTCATGGAGTGCGCCATACGGATACGAGCTAACTTATCAGCGATAGCACGAGCTTCAGTATCAGGCTGGTCAGTAGTACCATAAGCACGACGACCTTGTAGCTCATGAGCAAACAGAGCGTCATCATAAGGGTGGTGAGTAGTTGCATAAGCATGAATCTTTGCGACATCATCCTTACCTACGTTAGCACGAGTGCCACGAACCTTGTCACCAACTAGGGCGATAGTGCCACCCTTTGATTCAAAAGTTAGTGAATTCTGAGCAATACCTTGCTCACTGAAAATGCCTAGTTCACCAATTAGACCCCAGGTGTTTGGGATAACATTTAGTTCTTGTGTATAATCAGTTACTTCAAACTGATTTTGAAAGCTACGAGCAGTAGTCATAATTTAATTCCTTATTCTTATTAGATAGTATCTTGTACGATGATACCTACGGTAGCTAGTGAAGCGTACACAGCAGCCTTTTCAGGGTCAGTATCAACGGAAGCGCCTAGAGTTAGACCACCCTTACCAACCATAACAGGGCCACGAGCTAGAACTAGGACAGAAGTATCAGTAGTAGCAGGAACAGCTTTGTCTTCAATAACTACAGCAACTGCGTTCTGTGAACCGTCAACAGCAGTGGCTTCAACAATCTTGTACTTACCAGATGCAGTGATCTTACCTAGAACTGTACCAATTGTATAAGTCTTTGCAGAACCTTCTAGGGCAGTTACTACTTCACGGCAGTAATTTAGAGTTGGTTCATATTCATGCTTGACAACGTGTGAAAAGCGAAAGGTGTCTGTGGAAATAACAGCCATTTATATTCTCCTAATATTTATTTATTTACCAGCAGCCAGATTAGCTTTTACAGCTTTCAAGACAGCAGATTCTTGTACTTTAGGTGTTTCTACTTCATCAGCAGATGCACCAATTTCTTCAAACATTGCAGACTTTTCTACCTTTGCCTGAATGCTAGATAATGCATCTACAATAGAAGCAAAATCTTCTTCGGATTCAACTAGACCAACAGCCTTGAAAAGAACTTCAGCAATAGCCTTATCCTTTACAGCAGCTTCTAGCTTATCAAACTTTGATTTACGAACAGCTTCCTTCTTTTCAGCTTGGAATAGTTCAATTTGCTCTAAAGCCTTAGCCAGAGCTACTTTATTTTCATCAAGAGCTTTTTGAATTTCTTCAAATTGACTCTTAGCTACTGTCTCGATTTCTTGAGTCATTTGCTTTTCCTTTTTAACATTAGAACCCGAAACAGGCTCTTTATTCTTTTTAATAGCTTGCTTCATAATTGGTTCAAGAGTTTCTTGAGACTTTAAAACAGCAAGGTGTTCATCCTCAGATAATGCAATTAAAGATTTTGCAATATTCTCAGATTCATTCAAAGTATCTAGCAAAGTAAATGCTTGTACTTTTTCTTGAATATAATCTTCATAAGTCTTAGACTCTTCTTCGTCAGGTTCTTCTACATAACCCATCAGACGAGCTAGAACTTCAGCATCACTCCCGTACAGTCCAAAGAATGTTCGCAGAAAGTCCGGTAACTCCATTGTCACTTGCACTGCCTGTGCCTTAGTGATAAACTCTTCTGAACGATTAGTTCCAACTGACTTAAAAAGTACAGTTGTAAAACTATTAGCGGCTCCCCCGACTGCAGGACCGACAAGAGCTACAGCAGCATCAGGTCCAGAGAAGTCGAAATTCTTTAACTTACGAGTAGCTTTCTTTTTAGGCTCTTGCATTAGTCCTCCATATCTTCTACAATTGCATTGCACTGAATGGATAAACCATTGAAAGTTCCATCCTTAATTCCGTTCCAAATCCAGTCTTCTTTTGCTTTGATTACAGCTAACCATGTACCAGCTTTTACAACTCTTTCACCAACCTGTGCTTCCACAGGAAGGATATAGCTCTCAACAAATTCATAACCTGTTGTATCTAACATATGGTATAAATTTGCCTTTCGGCATTGTGTGTTAAAGTCATGGCAGGCTTTCTCTACTTCTTCAGCAGAGTACCAATCACCATGTAAATCAGATGTAGATCCATCAGCATCTTGTGGTTCTAGGACTACAAATAAAGCTAATTTCTTTTCTTCATTCAAAGACTTAATGACTTGGATTTCTTTTTCTTTTTCAGACATATTAATCCTTACGTCGAATTGCTAAATTATATCATAAATTAAAAGAATACTCAAGCTTATTGTCAAGAGTATTCTTAAACTAATTATTCAATCTTGAATAACAACGATATCAATAACTCTAAATACCTCTTGTGACCCGAGGTTGTACAGTGATTTTACCGACTAGGGCTCTAAAAGTACTAGAACCACTAAGCATGAAGAGATCATAGCTACAAGTCTGATAGTTAAGCGCAGCAGTATCATCCAGGCTAAATATCATGGTCACTGCTCCGGTTGCTGTGTTAATCTCAATCTTACTGTTAGCTGAACTAAGCTCTAACAATAGTACTTCTGAACTTGGATATTGTCTCAAGTGCATTAAAGCTGTAAAACCTGTAAGATCTCTCATTGAATTATCACTGTTTTTAAGTAAAACAGTTTCAGACAGAGGTACACCCTGTTCTAGTGTAAAATTATAAGTGACTGCTGTCATATTAACCTCATTTTAATAATAACGAATTATATCATGCTGCTTAAACAAAGACAAGATAAGACTTGACAATGCAAGCAATTGGTGCTAAACTTGAGTCTCAATGGGTATAGAGGTTGTCTAGGGCTGGTGGATTCCAGCTACACATGTGATTCATAACTCTTCACTGACAACAAGCGTAAGCACTCTGGGTCTGAGCAATTGACCAAGAATCCCTGCCGATCTACGGGCTGTAAAGCTCACTGCGAAGGCAAAAGGGCTTAAGGAGCTATCAGGTTAATTCCTCTATCTTCTTAAGTAGAACGCAGTTTTAGGGACTTCAGGATGATATCCTAAGAGTCATTAAGTAGCAAAGTCAAAGCCGGATGTTGGATCATAAGTAACTTGATCTGACAGTCCGGCTAAAAGGCTTTCTATTTTTTGATTTTCTTAGGATGATATATTTATATAATTAAACAGTTATAACTTTAAAGTTATCCTGTCAATGAAAGGAAAAATGAAATGATTGTACAAACAACTCACCTGAAGAACAGAGATAACAAGATCCTCTGTGAAATCAACCTAGTAGACACATACCTAGATCTACGATACTATGATATCAAGATCACTTATTGGGATAAGGAAGAATTTGTAAAGAAAGCTTGTCCTAGTCTTGGTTACGGTGATGCTTTACTTCTTATCTTAAATAAGATTGATGCAATGAATGATACTTTCAATATTACGATTCAGGTAAAGAATGATGAATTCCTAAAGAAGCATCTGATGAATATTTCTAGACAACATGAACTTAAAGATAGTGTTATTCGTAGTGCAATCACTGTCTGTTCAAATGTAAAGTCAGCTAACTATGTACGTGCGTTCTTTGAAGAACAGAATGTAGTAATCAAATAAAATAAACCCCTAGAGGATTAATTTCTTCTAGGGGTTTTTGTTCATTTTACATCAATACTGTAGATATCAGTATATCTCTCGGTCTTTCCTGGGATAATGTCTGAGTAACCGTTCCAGTTAGCACTTGTATAGATTCTCGAACAGTCTAGATTAAATGAAGCTGGTGCTTCATTGTAGTCTTGTTTATTAACAGAATCCCACTGATTACAAGTAGGAGATATATGCCATTTTATACCAGAAGGTTCTTTTGTAATTTGGATTAAATACAAAGCATTCCCTTTACCGTGTTGACTGCAGGTTTCGGTAGAGTATGTACTTAGTAGTGTCCATCCGTCTGCCCGCCCTTGGCAGATTCCGAAGTGCATACCTACATAAGGTGCGGTATCCTGCATAAAATCAATTACAGCAGGATTTAACTTCAACGTAACATCCAGCAAACCTTCGTTACCATACCCTTTAGTTGCTCCACTAATAGGTACTGCACAAAGCTTATCCCGTCTATTGTCTTGTTGCACAAAGTACCACTGACCTGCTACAGTACTCCAACCAGAGTGCGTTGCATCAGGACCTAATCTAAAGGGTTTGAAAGTAGTCTCTTTAAAATCTATAGGCCAGAAATAAGGAGCCTCAAATACTGTATTAACATAATTATCATACCAGCCTGGGTAAGCTCTTGCATGGTGTAAAACAATACCAGATCCATCAGGAGCCATCTCAACCATGTTAGGTCTGGCAGAGAATGTAACTAAATTAGACTCTCCTTTTGGTGCTCTTGAGATTGATACAAGATCCTTTGGATACATCAGGTCCAGTTTATCCGAACTAATACAGTAATGCATGTATGCTCGGACTTTAAATTGTCCAACTGCTGTATCGTAGAACACTGCCATCCAAGCCCAATGGTTACTGTCAAGACTTGAATTACCTTCCTGATCCATATAAATTTGTCTGGAACTATTCGGTGTACCTGCCCAGTCAATTAATGAATCGAAATCCTTAATCAAGATAGGTACAGATGCTGAATCTCTCACATCCTCAATTTTGTAGAACTTGGTTCCTTGAACGTAATATAATCTGTAAGGCGCATCCTTCAGGTAATGCCAGCGAACTTCGTGATAACAACCTTTTTCAAGATATTTAATTACGGTATTTGTACTCGTAGAATAGATACACGAAGAAGTACTATTGCTTGCAAAAGCAATGTAATATTCTGCAGTTACATTCTCAATAGGAAACCTTGAATAACCATTGTATAAAGCAGAAACTCCTGGCTTATCCACCTTAACATCTGTCAGGCGTTTAATTACAGCTTTAGATGTAGGCTCTGTTATAGACTTACCTTTGAGGATTTTGTTTGCTTGCCAGTCAAAGGTAATCTTTGTATCAAGCCCGATTAGACTCTTAGGCAAGGAAGCAATGTTACTGCTAGTAGGGACTACAACCGGTTGTGGGGACGGGGATTGGACAGGGGTGGTAGGGACGGTTGCAGAAGGTGGATCTTTAAAGACAACAACATAGCCATCTGTTGTTTTTGTAAGACTTTGAAAATCATCTAGGTTTAGACTAAAAGTAGTGTTTGCAAAATTCAACTTAAAAGCTGAACCATTAAATATAATACTTGGCATGATGCTCCCTATTGTTGTGGTACTGCTTAGATCGTTGTGTATTGCAATTAAAAGGTTGAGGTCGGTAATCACTATCTCAACCTTTTATCGGCTTGTAGGTATGTTTTAAAGCCTTTAAGCTGTATTTTCAGCGTTTGTAGAGCTTGTATCTGTACCTGCTACAGATGTTGATGTACCATTACCTGTCCCTGTTGCCATACCATCACCAGACCTACTTACATCTTCTGGTAGCAAGGATTTAAAGTCTGCACCTTCAGGCAGAGAATCTACACCAATACTTTCTCTTACTCGGTTAACAACATCCAAGTCCTTGGTCAAGTATCCTGTAGCACCCATACGCTGTACAGCTTTACTGAATGTCTCTGCATCAATAGCTTCTAGATTTTCGTAATCAATCTCAGCCATGCGAGATACATCCCATCCATTTAACTCGTATGTTTGCTTTACCAAATCATGATTTAATACATCTTTAATTGTACGGATCATATTTTCAACAGCAGCACCGGTAAGGCTGTTCTTTACCTGACCTAGAGCAAAGCTACCCGTTGCTGACTGTCCCATTACAAGAATGTCAGCAAACAGGGATGTAAGGATCAAGTTCTTGTAGTATTCTTTAACCTTAACTGTATCGAAACCTTTAGCACCATCAAGACTTAGTAGTTCTAATTTGAATAAAGGTTGTTTTGTGTCAGGGTCAAATGCTTGTGGTAAAATCATAGATGATTGTTGATTCATCTGTAAATTTGCCATTGCATTTTCATAGAAGCTTCTAATGGCTTTCTGTTCTGGAGAGGCATCAGCAGCAAGGTACTGAGGTGGTAAGAACAAGATAGGGAAACCTGAGAGGTCTTTGGCTACTCCATTTGCTTCAATCTCTTCGATTGCGATGATGTATCTCCATGCAAGATATGCATCACGCAGTGGACTCTTACCATAAGGATCCCCACGATGTTTACCAGCCTTGAAATGCAGAATCTTACTCTTTGGGATAACCTTGGTTAATTCTCCACGAGATACATAACGATTATATGGATCTCCTACCAAAGCCATATTCTGCTTTACACCTAGAATTTCATTACCATCATCAGAAAATACAAACTTCTCAATACTCTCTTGATTCCGTAAAGCTAACTTCTTCCAGCCAATCTTACCGTCATTATACTTGCTACCCTTAGAAGTATTACGGGTACGATAGACCTTTTCAAATACGGAGAATCCAAAAGTATTCATGCTTAGAACATCATGAATAAATTCAGACCATGTACAGTCCATATCCTTCATGCACTCACGAATGAACTCAGCTTGTTGCTTTTCTTCAGCAGTTGCATCTTTTACAGGTCGGACAATCCAATCTGCTTTTGAGATGACGTTGTCATACAGTGTCAGAGCAGCGTTGATTGTGCTATGATATGACATATTTTTAAACGTATTCAGGCTGGCTGGAAAGTTCAATTCCTTCTTGATCTCATCATTTGTAACACCGTTGAAGATATTACTACCAAGATATCCAATCTCTGACATTTTGAATCGCTCCGGTGTATCCATCGTAGCTTTTTGAACTCTCCGTTTCTTTACAGGAGGTTTTTCTTTTAAATCCATATGAATCCTTTTATTTTATACTACTGAAAGATGGTAACGTCAGAGGCATTGCAGGAGCAATCAATCCTGTAGATCCTGAAAATGAGTTGAATGTAAATTGATTTTGAGATACAGTCTGGAAAACATTAGTGTGTAATTGCATATCTGGGATAATTAAATCTTTATTCAAAAGCAGGAAAGCATCTGAACAACAGTCAACTTGGTCATCCTTTCGTTTAGGATCGCCATCAAATACTTCAAGTTCATCAAAGAATTCCTTGTTCCACTCTGCAGCTACAATATGAACAAACCCAGCTTGAGTTACACTACTAAAAGGTGCAAATCGAGTTATTTTAGACTTGACAGGTTTAGATAATCTTACAGAATATCCCTTTTCAGCAAGCCTACGCTGCAAGTCCTTAGCATAAGCACCAGCCGCAGCAGCAGGGTCAAGAGGGATTGAAATAACAACACCCTGACCGTCCTTCTCTGCAGTGTCAAAGATTAGTCTTTCAACTTCATGAACTCTATCTCTTAGAGAAACAACATCCTCTACTGTGTAGACCTTTGTATCATCCTTAGATAACAAGACGCCTCGCGTCCAGTCAGGATTTGGGTATTGTTCAGAAGGCTTAGAAAAAGCAAAGTCCCAGGCTCTTACACGCTGTTTAGCTCTGCCATTTGGTAGAGGGACCACTTGACACCACTCTCTCTTCCATAGGCCAGAACTTTCTTGTCTTGCATACCAAGAACCAAGTAGCAAACGCTCCATTTCAACACGAGGCAGTGCTTTCAATTGAGCTAAATACATTGGGTTACTCTTAATCAATATTGGATTATCGTATATATTTCCGGGTATATACGACATTGATAAAATACCGGCATCTTCACTTGACCCGTATTTGGCTTCAAGTTCTTCACGGGAGTCTGCCCATTCGTATCCTGCGCCAGGAACCCGAATAAAATATCTAAGAGGGTAAGATTCTTTTCTAATTGGGATGCCTCTTTCATCAAGGGCAAATTCAATCCAAGGTCTAATAAATGCATCATAGTCTGGGTTACCTGTTGCATATACTTGTTTTTTATAATCTACACTCGTTGAGCGAAGACGAGAGAGCAAATACATCACATTGTCTTCATCTAATTGTTGTAGCTCGTCAAACCCCAGAAAAGTAATCTCTGAGCCCTGGAAATTATATTTATCTGCAGGTTTATCTAGATAAGCAAACTTCAGTTTGGCACCAGAACTAAATATGAGTTCAAGTTCTCGTAATCTAACTTTCAGTTTAGGATCAACTCTTTTGTATAAACTTACAGCAGAATCAAATAACCCACCAGGGTTAGATATTTGTTTTGTTGTTCTACGAAAAATTACACCTCTTGTGCGAGGATGGTGACAATATTTTAGAAAGGCACCAAGTAGACATGCGCTTTTACCTGCGCCTGCAGCCTTTATCGTTATGTACTTCGTTATAGTACTCCCAGGTTTCCCCGGGTATCGGGTCATATCTTATAGCAATGAGCTATCTCTGTGTTTCGCATGCACTTGCACACTACGAGAAAATCTCTGACCTCCACACACGCCCAGGGAGGTATATCCCTTGCTTGGCTCGGTATTGCCCTCGTCTTTACGTTAGGGTTTCACCGAATTAACAGAGTTTTAAACGGAGGCGCTGAGTTCACCACCGTAGAAAGTAAAATCAGCAGTGCTGTTTAAGAATTGTTCCTGAGCCCGACTAGCGGGCGCAAAGACAACTTCTTGGTTACCTTTCAAATTTGACATTACGACTCATTCCTTTAGTTATTCTGTGAATTTGACTTATTCCGCAATTGAATCTCGTAGAAATTGCGAGAAGTGTCTCACCACTTTCTCTTAGTTGTAAAATAGTTTGAATGTCTTCTGTCTTAATTTTAAGACCTTTCCTATCAAACTGATCCAGCTTAACAATTCGTCCAGCAGTACGAGAACTGATGTTAAATTTAATGGCAAGTGCGCGAATACTACAACCAGACTCTACATAGTATTCTTTAATCTCACGCTTTAGTTCTGCTGAAAATTTCGGTGTGCCGCTTGCTTTCATGAGTTTATTTTTAACAGCATGTAAAGTTTGTTCTGAACACGTTGCCCATTCCAAGTTTGAAACATGGTTGTTTGTCTTATCACCATCAATGTGATTGACGGTCGGTTTATTCTCTAGATTTTTAAGAAAAGCTAGTGCAACCAGGCGGTGGACACTTACATGGTGTTTCTCAAGATCTTTGCACAAGTTCAAAACAAGGTATCCCGTTGAAGTCAGTTTGGACTTTAGGATGCGATCTTTATTGTACCTAATAATGCCGCGACTAGAGTCCTGAATACGGGTAAGAGACTTCACATCACCGTAGTTGTTAACTTCGTAACGACCTTCAAAACCAGGAATAGGTAGCCACTGCTCCTGTAAGTCCGTGATGAAGCCTTTGGTGAAACCTGTGTATCGCTTATAAGCGTTCATGATTGATTCCTTTTCAAAATTGTAAAACCAAAAGTATACACCAAAGCACAATCAAGTCAACGACTCAATCTGAATTAATCATCTTCAAGCTAAACACAGGAGCAGCATTTGGTTGAACTTCAGTTCCTTCAAGATCTGCATCTTCTCCGTCATATACTTCATTTGTTAATTCTTTGTACGCATTAAGTAAAATAACCGCAGCTTTCAATTGATTCTGATGACTAGCTTCTTGATTTTTCATAATCTTAGCTGCCGTCATAATACTTTCTGAAAGATGCGGTTTGATTTTGCGTAGAATACTCAGGAACTCTTTTTCTCGGATTTCTCTACGAGTAGGAGCATTCTCTTTATCTACAGGTGGACGACCTTTAAGATTAATCTTAGGATCATAGACACCATTTTCATCTCGTTTCTTGAACGCCATTTTCGACCTTTAAAATTATTTCGATCCTGATAGGTACACTCAGTTTGCGCTTAAAGTTGAACCAAGCTAGAATCTTAAACAAAAGTTTAATCATTTATTAAGCAAAAGATACTGTGACCTCAATAGGTACATCAATTTCATTTACTGTAATAGGTACATCGAAAGTTGTACTTGCTGTAACTCCATTTCGAGTGCATTTAATTGTGTACGGTCCGCCTTGAGGAACCAGAGGAAAACTAACTTCTGGAGTTTGATTCTCAACAAAAGACATTCTAAAGCCATCTTTATTGAATAATTCAAATAAATAAGCTGTAGGTTTAACATCTAGTGGAAATACGCGTGTCTCTACTTGGACTACTGCATTTACTGTATTGGTGTGCATTGTTTACTCTCTTTATATTGGAGCAGCGTATCGGATTTGAACCGATGACTTTAGCTTGGAAGGCTATAGTTTTACCAATTAAACTAACACTGCTTATTGTAATTAGAACCGCTTACAGAATACGGTACTGACTTATCGGATCAGTTGCTCAAATTCCCGCCTGTGTTTTATTTAATCTCGTTTCAGGTCTCGATTATATGGTGCTCCTTGACTGAATCAAACAGTCGATAGCGGATTACAAGACCGCTGTTATATCACTTAACTAAAGGAGCATGGCAAGTGTAGAAGGCCTTGAACCTACAACCTTCGATTTTGGAGACCGACGCTCTGCCAATTGAGCTATACACTTACTGATTTATCTTATTCCTCTTCATAACCTTCTTGCTGAAAGACTGGTAAAGTCCTACCTGATGGATTTGTTAATTGAATAACATCAGCTTCGTATACAGAGTCAAAAATACCAGGGATTGCATCAAGGCAATCATCGCACTCTTGAGTTTGGTTGTAAGGAGTTAACTTATAGTACGCTCCGCATGTTTTGCAAGTTGCCATTGTATTATTATTAGTTAGTTGAACAAAGGGCAATACCCAATAATTGCAGGTAACGGGTCCTGCTCTGCCGAATATCAAATAGACACAGACGGTTAGTTTCAGATATAAGACCTCTTATACTTATAGGCCAGTAAGTTCTGTAGAAAGGAATCAAAGACAGAGTTTCTGGAGTGTTTCTAAAAGGTTATATCTAAAATACACAACTCATTGCATTATATCATTGATAAATTGTATTATCAACTCAAATAGCAGTACTTACTTAAGAATTTGGTAAACTTGTATTTTAGTTTTGACTCAAATCTCTTAGCAACTACTACATCAGAAATTACTTTATGCCTTTCGATTCCTTCTTCAAACCAAGATACCTTATAACAAAAAACATCTGTAGGATGAGGTTGTACTTTAATCCCACCATTTAGGTTCTTCAGGCATTCTTTAACAAGTAAAGCTTCTTCTGCATTTAAGCACTTCAGATTCTGCATAGAATTATCATGCTTATCTGTATTCTTGTGCAGTATCTTAGAACCTTTATCTGGGAATACTCCATAAGCTAAAATATAAGCTAATTTATCTAGCTTCAGCTTGTAGCTCTTTCTTTTTAGATTATCAAAGAAATTAGTACACCCACTATAATCCTCTTCCAAGATCCTATTTGTTTTTCTTACCCGTATAACTCCTGTTTCTGGGTTATAGTCTAGTAGTTCTCTAAATCTTTTTACCTGATCTTGGTTATCTTGCATATTCCACCTTTATTAAAACCCCGCCGAAGCGGGGATCAATTTACTTTTTAGATTTAGCTACTTTCTTCTCTGGAACTTCAGGGATTTCTTCCTTCTCAACCTGGGCAGCTTCTCTTGCTTCCAATCTTTGAGCAATTTCTAGAGCATCTAAATATAATTCCTTCCCTGCAAGGACTTCATTAATTTCTTGTTCACTTAAGAAATCTTTGTAAGTTGTCCTGAACAGGTTTTCACTATTCTTAGATACATGCTGAACATGAGAAAGAACATCAGAGCCTTTACCAGAATATCCATAAGATACGTTATGACAAAGCATAGTAGCTAAGGGGCCAACATCAACCATATCGCAATGCAATGCAAAGATACTAGCTGCGCTATGGCATTCTCCTACAAGCATTGCAATAGTACTAGCCTGAGTAGACATAACAGCATCTAAGAGGCTCTGTAGGCCATTTAATTGACCACCAGGGGAGTTGATATTAAAGATGACTGTATCATGCTCAGAAGCGTGATAGAGCATGTTAACAACATCTGTGTAATACACAGGACTTACGATTGCTTCATTAAGGAATACAGTATATGTACTAACTGGTATAGTATTAACAAAATAACCTAAGTTCTTTGGAGGAACAAAATCATCCATATCATCATCACGGAATTTCTTCATATTAACCTCTCTTATTCTTACGTTTAGCTTCTTGCAATTCCTTATCAAAAGCAATCACAAACGATTTAGTTACTTCACTACGAAGGATATCTTCAATATCTAGGTAAGTTACTCCTACACCAGGGATATCGTACTTCTCTACCAAACCAAGCAGATAAGCTAGCCCATTTTGCTTATCTGTAATATCACTTTGTAGACCACTATCATCACCTAGCAGGATAAGCTGAGAGTTAGTACCTACGCGAGTAGTCAAAGCTTGAATCTCTTCAATAAATAGATTTTGTCCTTCATCTAGAACAACACAAGCATCATCCCAAGATCTACCACGGATAGTTTCTAGAGAACAAATCTCAATTGAACCTCTCTTTAGGTGAATCTCCATCTGGGGCTTACCTAAGAAATCTTCTAAGTAATCCAGCATCTGTTGATAGTATGGTTTTAACTTATCCATGATTTCACCAGGGAGTAAACCAATACTACGACCAGCTAAAGGCTGGTAAGCCCTGATCAATACAATCTTCTTAATCTTACCTGTGTATAGCATCTCAGCAGCATGAGAACAAGCTAAGATAGTCTTACCAGTACCTGCATAACCTGCACAGACTACATGTAGTGTCACAATCT